TCAAACTGTGCATAGTGTTTTGGCACTCCTGTAGAAGAAGCTGATGGATATGCTTCTCTTATAAAACTTACGTCTGTGCTCAAAAGATAAGTGTATGCACTATCGCTATCTAAGACTGCTAAAGAAAAAGGATATAAATAATCAGATGGTGTTGATAAATACTGATTGCCACTTGTTAATGAACCAGTAACATTTTTTCTAAAATTAGGAAGTTCAACAGATTTAACTATCCTATCTTCTGCCTGTTTAATCATAGTTCCTAAATCAGCCACAAAGGTTGATTCAGTATTCTGTGTATAATCTTGTATAGCTGATTTTAATGTCGTATATGTCCAACTCATTCTGTACTCACTGTTAATTTACCAACTTCGCCTTTAATATCTAAACCCATTGTAGAAGAACCAAATACAGTTACGCCTCCTCCTATAGGATTAAAAGATGCGTATGTAGTTGAACCATCTCTACTGGTATCAACTCTTGCATTATATAAATTTTGTGGATCAGATGTATCTACTTCACCTAACTTTAATTGAGGTTGATCTTCGTCTAAACAGTCAAAACAAACTCGTAATCCGTTTCTTTTACCATCTTCTATTTGGTACTGTAAAGTATTAAGTTTATAGGAAAATCCACAACGATCACATTGCCCTAATGCTTTACTCGCTTTTGCGTATGCCATTAATAACCACTTATAGATAAATCAGGAACAAATCTAACTGCTGCTTTTTCTCTATCAGCATCACTTACATCTCTCCAAAGCTCATCATATCTTTGTTTTATCAGGTGATTTACAAGCAATGTTATATGCCAAAGCATATGTTAAACAAGGAAGATATCTTGTTGGCACATCAGCATTATTGCTAGCAATAGTTCCAACATCTTCTATTTTTTTAACGTAATCGTAAACTAACGTATAAGTATCTGCTGCATCTGGAACAGACCAAACCACTATTTTGACTGCATCATTATCCTTATCTACATAAAATTGTGTTGGTTTAGCTTGCACTAACTTATTAGCCTGATGATTATATTCAGTTCTAGAAATACGATTTAACCTTTGGTCAAACTGTTTGCTTGTATTGCCAGCATCAGTTCTGACGAAAACATCAACTATATCTAAAGCACTTGAATCTGCTGTATAACTACTTGTACCAGCAGTCATTGTTGCTGTTCCTTGCTCTATAGTCCAAAGATTTAATCCTTTATTCTGCCATTCTAGAAAAACAAGATTTAATGCTCTCTTAGCACCACGATAACTATAGCCAGAACGTAATTCTAGACCACAAAGATCATAAGCTTCTTCCATTATATCGCTTATATCTAAGGTAAATGATGTAGTTCCACTTGTAGCCATTATTTATCCTTTTTAACTCTAGTTATTGTTATACCAGATTTAGTAGTCTGTATTTTTTTATTTCTTTTTGATGCAGGTGCAACTGTAACTCTGTTCTTTTTTTTAGTAGTCATTTCTTTTTCTTCCCTGCTTTATCTAAAGCTATAGCAACAGCTTGTTTCTTTGGTGTTCCTTCTTTAATTAATTTAGAAATATTCTTACTAATTACTTTTCTAGAACGACCTACTGAAAGAGGCATGATTAAGTTTTGCCACCGCCAAATGTTTTTTTGACATATTCCTTATAAGATTGAGCTTGCTTACCTACTTCGGTAGCTCCTCCGCCCATATAAGATTTTTTGCCTTTACTGGCAACTTTTTTATTTTTTTGTTTAAATCTAGTATTTCTACCAAGTCCTTTACTCATAGTTTTTCCTTAAATTGCATACATCTATAATGCCTTGAACTAACAAGGCATTATAAACATACTAGGTTAAAATTATTTCTTTTTAACAGATTTTTTCTTAGCTGGTGCTTTCTTCTTAGCTGGTGCTTTTTTAGCAGCTTTTTTCTTTGGTGCTTTACCACCAACATAAGCTTCATTAACATCAGGCGTAGATGGATCGTCAGCTATAAAATGACCTTTATCATTTTTAGCCCTTTCACCATTCATCTCATCGCACTTACGTTCTGCATCTTCCAAGTCAGGATCAGGACCAAATACAGGTCTATAGATTCCGTCATCATCTAATTTAAGAACTTTATATTGTGCTGGGAATTCACCAGTTTCTGAAATTACATATTGTTTTTTAGCCATAATTTCTCCAGATTAATCAGAATATACTTTTACCATTTCTAAAACTATGGAATAAGTATCTCCTGAACTGTGACCTTTAGTAGTAAAAAGGATGTCTCCATTTTTACCACTCCCTGCATTATTAGGAATACCACCGAAATCCTTAAAGTCCATATGCCCATTACTGCTTTCAGCTAATTCTATTAAAAGAACATTAGATGTTGCATTAAGAAACAATTGAACCGACATACCAACAATGGCATGGCTAACCCTCATTACTCTTACTTCAGAGCAAGAAACTCCTTCAGAGTTAGAAGTTAAAGCAGAAACATCTACTTTAGCTACTGCTGATTCGCCTGTGCCATCGCTGACATTGGTAAACTTCATAATACAGTTTCTTTCACCATCAATGATGGTTTGTGAAGTTACTGCATCAGCCATTAGTTACCCCCTTACTCGAATGGAGTAGCTAGTGTACCATCACCATGAAGAAAGGCTTCACAGTGCCATACTGCTGCTGTGGTTGCTTTTAAACGGATAATTCCGCCTACAAGCCAACCCTGAGCTGCCGTTCCTAAATCAATAGTATCGTCATCACTAGCATCAGGAATGAAAGTGTTGTTATCGGTTGCAGTTGCTGGATCAAAGATCGTAGCAAAACCAGAGAATAAGTCACTGGAATTGTCTGTATTGATTTGTCCTGCACCTGTGAAAGTTGTGCCTACAATAAATGTATATTGTAAACCTGCTGCTGCTGTAGGTAATGTTACTACAATACCTCCTGCTCTATTTAGAGTAAATACTGCTCCAGATTGAGTTGACTCTACTGAATAAGTAGCATCTTCAATTGAAACAACATTATCATAAGAAGATACATAACCTGTAGTAACTAAATTACCACTTGTATCTACATCTAAATTAGTTGTTACTGCTCCTGTGCTAGAGCTCTTGCTGATTTGTTCAAATCCGCCTTCTGATCTAACTGGACCATTAAAAGTTGTGTTAGCCATATTTCCTCCTAAAGGAAAAAGTCTATCATCTTGGCAAGTCTGCTAGGGCAGTTGATAGACAAATTAAAAAAATTCCCTAGATAAAAAAAAGGGAGACCCATAAAGAGCCTCCCTTTAAGTCCTTACGAACTACCTGGTGAACCAAAGATACCAAGTGGATCAGATACTCCAAAGGAATATCTTTCTCTAGCTTTGTATCTAACATTACCAGTTTCAAAGTCACCATCCATAGCTGTAGTCATTGGTGCTCTGACGAAATGCTTCATGCCATCAGGTACATCTGTTGTGATGAAGAAAGCATTAGTATCAGTTAAATAGTGATTAACTGAATAGCCTTCTGGAATCACGCCATTTGTTTTGATTGCATTAACATCATTGTCAGCAGTACCGACTCTGTAGTCACTTTGCAATAGTCTAGTAGCAACAAACTGAAGATCAGTTGGTACTATTAGTTTCTTAGGTCTAGCTGCAATTTTAAGACCTCTTTCATCAGTATATTTACTGATTTGAATAATCGCATCTTCTAAAGATGTTTCATTCAAGTCAGCACCTGAAGAAGGTCTGTTGCTGTTAGTTCCACCACTTACAAGTGGGTGAGCTGTGCTAAATAAAGCAACACCGTCACCTGAAGAAAAAGTAGTGCTGAATCCATTATTAAGTGGATATGCACCTTTAACTTGTTTTGTGTAAGCCATTGCACGAGCCAAAGCTTTAGTATATCTACCAGAGAGAGAAACATAGAGGTTATCCTCCATAGCTTCTTCTGTGATTGAATAGCCCATAGCTATTGTTTCGTGTGTGTAACGAGCTACAAAAGATTCTTGGGCTGTATCCCAACTGATAGTTGACCCTTCATCTTTTACAGGAGCAGCTCCGAAACCTGATAACTTGAGTTCTTCTTCAAATGATCTTTCAGAATTCTCAGTTACATAAATTTCTTCGTGCTCGTTCTCGTAGTTAGCATACTCTTCGCCAAACAGGGCATTAAGTCCTGGAAGGAGTTGATGTAGCTCATTCGCTCTTGATATAGCTGCCATAATTGTACTCCTTAACCAATACCTGTTGTGGTGAGCAGTTGATGCCCAACGTTAAACATAACCAATACATCCGTGTAGGTGTCACCAACTGCACTATCTGGACCATCAACAAAGTCGATGATTTTTACAGGTAATGTGTTAGTGGTTGCTACAGTAGATATATCAACCGAATTTTTGCTTGTTCCTATTGATGTACTGCCCGCAGTTTGAACAACAGCACAATTCTTTCCAAGATCATCTTGGTCAGCAGCACCATCGCATTGCATTTGCATTATTACAAAAGGATCAGTGGCAACATACGCAACAATATCATCCGCAGCAGTTGAAGCTGGGAAATATTGATTGGGTGTGAATTGACCAGTGGTTGGATCAGTGTAAGCACAACCAAGAAAAATACCAATAGGTGTACAAGCCGTAGTACCTGTGTCCTTTTGGACAGTAGTATTAGGGTTGTCATCACCCCACTTCACAAAATCGCCATAGAATATAGAAGTTCCATACGCATTTTTAATTTTGTAGTGAGTAACTTTTCCTTGATAAGGGCTTCCAACAATTGTTCCAAGTGGTCGAGCTCCGTGAGGAGTTGCACTAGTTGACATAATTGTCTCCTTAAATTAAATTAATTATTAAAGATTCTAAGAATCTTTACCAAAAGTTGTTTTAGAATTACGCTCAAAAACTTGTTTGGTCGCCATTCTATTATCCTGATCTTTAAAATACACATTATCAACAGATTCCATCTGAGATTGTGCCATTCTTCCGAAATGCTCATCTCTAGCCTTTGCCTTTTCTGCTGGCATTTTGCATAATAATTGCCCACCAATCTCTATATTTCCCTTTTTTGCCCATTCAGAGCCGTGATCCATCATGGTAATTTGAAGTTCAGGATGATCTTGTAATTCACATGGTATCCACCCCTCTCGAAATCTTCTGGATACATTAGGATTATCAGTTTGACCTAATAAGGCTGTTCTGATGTACCTAAAAACCCAGCCTTCTTGAGGATTCGGGGTAGGTAAATTGGTTGGATTTTCCCAGCTTTCTGTATGCTGAGTAGCCTCTCGGCTTTCTGTCTCTCTAGGAGTACGCTCTTGGTTTTCAGGAGTATCAGTAGAAACTGCCTCCACTTCATTAGTGTTATTATTTTCTTCTGACATATTAAGTCTCCTTTAATAATTGATTTGCGTATTGCTCAGGACTAATTCCAAGTTGGCGAGCTAGCTTAACTTGTGTCTGAGTAAGACGGATTTGCGAAGGTTTTTTGTTTCCGCTATCCCTCGTTGCGGATGCAACAACTGTTGAAGGTTGTCGTTTAGGTGTTTCTTCTTGAGATACCTCTACCTCTTTAGAAGATTGTACACCAAAAAAAGTAGGAAATTGATTCTGCATAGCCTTATCAACTTCTTGATAATATTCATTAGACTTACTAGCTGGATCAATTCCTTTAGCTTGTAAGCTTTGATCAAGATACATAGCATAAGAAGTCATTTCTTTATGGACAGGTTCACTACCCATAAA